AAGTTCCAGAAGTTCCATCTTCTCCTGATGATCCAGCAGAACCAGATGTTCCAGTACTTCCTGCAGAGCCAGAAGTTCCAGCAGAGCCAGCACTTCCTGCAGATCCAGACGATCCAGAACTTCCAGCAGAGCCAGCAGAACCAGCACTCCCTGCAGAGCCAGCAGATCCAGCACTTCCTGCAGAACCGGCACTCCCTGCAGAGCCAGCAGATCCAGCAAAACCAGATGATCCAGCACTTCCAGCACTTCCTGCAGAACCAGATGAACCAGCACTTCCAGCAGAACCAGAAATTCCTGCAGATCCAGCACTTCCAGCACTTCCTGCAGAACCAGATGAACCAGCACTTCCAGCAGAACCAGAACTTCCAGCACTTCCTGCAGAGCCAGCACTTCCAGCAGAACCAGCAGATCCAGCACTTCCTGCAGAGCCAGCACTTCCTGCAGATCCAGCACTTCCAGCAGAACCAGCAGAACCAGATGAAGCATATGTTAAACCAGACGATCCAGAACTTCCTGTTTGTCCTGCTGTTCCAGAACTTCCCGCAGATCCAGCACTTCCAGCAGAACCAGCACTTCCTGCGCTTCCAGCAGAACCAGCACTTCCTGCAGAGCCAGATGATCCTGAAGAAGCATATGTTAAACCAGATGATCCAGATGAACCCGCAGATCCCGAAGAAGTATCTCCTCCTCCGCCACCTCCAGATTCACCCCAACCACTTGCTCCCGCTACTCTCTGTGCAGTTAGAGTGGCTTTTTTGCTAACTTTCTTAACAACTTCTTTAAAGTTATCAAACTCTTTTTCAAGTTGAGTTACATCAGCATCATCACCTGGCTCTCCCTGATCCCCTTTTGGACCTATGGGACCAACATCTCCTAGATCTCCCTTAGGACCTAGAACACCTTGTGGACCAATTCTTCCTGCTTCTCCTGCTTCTCCTTTAGCGCCTGCTTCTCCTGCAGAACCCTTTTCACCCTTTTCGCCCTTGGATCCTTCAGTACCTTTAATCTCAAGAACTTTGACTTTTTCACCAGTAACAGGATCTAAAATTTCTTTTACATCCTCAACGAGTTCTTCTTTAGTCTTTTTTAATTGTTTTTTAGTATAAGCAAGAGAAGTTGCTAGAACCTTACTTAAATCTAAGTCTTTTGACTCTTTTTGATCGTCTTTCATGTATTATTCCTGCACCCACCTGCGGATCAATCTACAAATTTTTCATCATCTTCTAAAACAGAAAAAAGAATATCATTTACTTTATCTTTAATATCATTCTCCTTTTTCGCAAATTCAAATTTTTCTTCAATTTTCTTATCAATATTTTCATTGATATTTTGTTTATTAGTAGTATCTATTTCTGCAGAATTGAACTGCATGTCCTCTTCTCCCGAAAATCTAGGATCGTCTATCTCTTTTTGAATCTGTTCATCATTAGTTTTAACTTCATCATCTGTCATCATTAAAATATGCTTTCTAATATATTCATGCGACCAATATTTTCCAGCATAATCTTGCATATCTCTTAAAATGTTTAATCTATCTTGCATAAGCTCACTATTTTTTATTTCTGCAAAATGGCTATCATTTTCAAATTCATAAAATATTTCATTTTTAATATTTTTCCAATCATCTTTAGACATTATACCCTTGAGGGTTAATTGTCTTTCCATCATTTCATCGAACATTAGACCAAATCTACTTTGAAGTTTATTAACAAAACGTGTAAATTTAACTTCATCTCTTGAAATTTCAGTAGCACGACCAATTGTATAATTTGCTTCTGATTCAAGTCTTGAAATAGGAACACCTAACGATTTGTAAAGTTTTTTCTGAAAATATAATACATCTTCAATATCTCCAAGATTTGCACCACCAGGCAAAGTAGTAATTTCTGTTCCTCTACCTCCTTCTCTTCTTGGCATCCAATAATCTTCAAGCATTGACATATGTTTTCTATCATCTCTGACTTCACCAGTTTGAGCATCATATACAAGTTTATTTTTGTATCGTGTCATTAAATCACGCATATATTGTTCTGCTTTTAATTTAGGTAGATTACCAACATCGACATAAAAAATTCTTCTTTCTGGTGCCCGTGAGATACGATAAATTACCAGAGAATCCTCGATCATTCTTAATTGATTTAATGGTTTGATTGCTTTGTGTAGGTAGGATAAAACTAATGTACGTGTAGCATTCATTAGTCCTGAATGTGTATATACAATCGAATCAGGAGATATTTTTAAACCACTGGCGGCATTTGTAAAAGCAGTACCCATTGTCTGCCCCTGTGATTGATAAATTCCTTTTTGATTATAAACATAATATTCTGTGACGGTAGTTTTTGTTTTACCGTCAGGCTGTCTGTCGTTTTTCTTTTCTCGAATCTTCTTTATTTTTCTAGGATCCAACACTCTTAATTCATGAATACCTTTTTCCATATTGTTTTCATCAACAATAACATGAAAATAAATTCTGCCATCAATATACCATCTTTTAAAAAGATCGTGCCCCAAATTTTGTAAATCTAAAAGTTTACTTATTTGTTTAAATTCTAGTCTTATTTTGTCTCTGATACTCTCAGAAACATTTAAATTATCTACGTTAATTCTTACAAGGGGTTTTTCTTTCGATGCTACAATTGATTCATTAATAATATCATCAATGGCCCATTCTACTTCTGCTTGAAGACCCATATCACGATATCTATTTATTAATTCAGATTCACTTTTTATGGCTCCTTCTGTATCAACATATGTTCCATAAGCACCACCTGATGCTACGGTCAATGAACCATCTTCATATTCTTGTTCAGCAAAAGTCTGGGCTTTTACGTTTTTCTTTTCTTTTTTTCCGATTGAAAAACCGAATAGTTCAATAGGCATGTAATTTCCTGAGTGCGAGTTAAATAAAAATAATATAATACAATACTACTAATTTATATTTATTCACTCGCAAAATCAGAAAATTAAGATTATGAGGATATTGATCCAGATTTTGTTACGATATCTGCGGCCTGGTTTCCATAACCGTCAGTTTTTGACAATGACCCACGAATCCAATAGTCATATGCAAAAGTTACAGTATATTCTTCAATAACATCATTATCTCCCCAATCTAGGGTAATTTCTGAAAGATCGGTTGGAAAAATATTAACAAATTCATATTTGGCTGATATGGAGTCACTACCGGTCTTTGAAAATTGCTCTACTTGGGCCTTCTTGACATAATCAGAAGAACCTCCTCCTGCGCCTCGCTTATTTGCTGAATGATCATTTATCTTATCCATCCAAGCCTCGAATTGGCTCCTTATAGCAAAATTCTCATCATTAATAACTGTTACTGTCCATTCTGGAAAAGTTCTATTTCCTGCTAATTTAATTTCTCTACCAAAATAAGGAACTACAACTGTTCCAATTGTAGCACCTGGTATTGATGTCCCCTTACAAAACCATTTTAGGGATGTAAGATCAGCGACAGTATCAAGTGGTGTAATAGTTACTTGAAATAAATTTGGTCTCTGCCCATCATAATGCATTGCTGTTCTAAAGTCTGTTATATTAAATGCCATTTATTTTTCTCCTTAAATTGCGTTAACCACTTCAGAAAATTCAACCCCTGAAGCCACTGCAACAAAGTTTAATCCAATGAAATTTATTGATTTAGTGGGTTTAATGAAAATATCTCCTCTAAACTCATTTCTATTTATAACCACAGGCGTATTATTTGTAGTATCACAGATTATTTTAAAATCTTCTATTCCCCTTCTTCCTTGAACATCTCTTAAAAAAGGCTCAACTATAGAAACAAAATTTAATCGTGTAAAATCATCATTAAATTCAAACAATAAATTTTCTGCGGCATTTGCTATAGCCTTTTCTAGAATAATAAAAAGTCTACGTACATTGATCCTATCAAAAGACGATGGTCTTGCTAACAATGTTTTATCGCCAAATAAAAGTCCCTTTCCTTTTCCAGCAAATGATGCTATTGGATTAATTCCATTTATATACAAATCATCTCTTTCTGCAGTATTTGGAATAAATGCCAGCTCGGTAACATTCTTTATGTTTCCTCTTGTAAATCCTGCAGGAGAAATATAAGGATTAGTATTATCTGCTTGGGCACAAATTCCAGCAATATCACCATTCATTGGAACCCAGCAATTCAGTTGCCGATGTCTGTCATATCTCCACATATAATTTCCATCCATAACAGCATAACTTGTACTTGGTAATGCATTTCTTCTAGCAACTATATTTGTTATTTCAGATCCTTCTTTATTAACACAATCTGCTTCTTCAGGAGAAATAAATACAAGACAATCTTTTCTGGTCTCTGCTATTTCATTGATCAGATATGTACATAAAGTATTTGATGCTTCTCCTGAAATTATTAAAGAAACATCTATTTTTGCGGGGTCTTTAAAATAACTATATGCAGTAATTTCATCTGAATCTGAAGAGCTAAATCCATCAACTCCTCCTGAAAAACTAGCAGTCATAATTCCATTTGCACCCGAGCCACTAAAAGATCCAGCAAAACTGGCTGAAGTATTACCTTGATCAAGAATAGCTCCCCAATCATAAGTAATTTTGTTAGATCCAGCATCAAGAGGAGCATCTCCCATTGCATCATGGTCCGTCCATCTTACATAACGGGAACCATTAGTTATTACGTCTTTATAATAAAGTGCATCACCTGCTATTCCTGTTATTGTATTTGCTACAGAGAGATGTGGATATGTTTCAATATGTGTCCTATTCGCAGAAGCTCTTGCTCCTCTTTTATCCTTTGATCCTTTAATCTCTCCATCTTCATCTACTAATACAACATGAATTTCATCTCCGCAATTGCTTGCACCAGTGATCTGATATGCTTTTGGACTGGTAAGTGGGGGTTGTCCAAAAGAGCCACGAAATTCCCATTCTCTTGACCAGCCTCCTTCTGTAACTACTGCTTGATCTAATTTAGTTTCAACAGTCAATGATATTGAATTAGCAATAGCCGTTACTCTTCTTCTATGCGGATCCGCACCAGCAGAAGAAGCTGGGATTGTAAGAATGTCTCCTACATGTAATTGTCGAGTAAAGTTAGTATTCGTTCCCGTAACGGTTGTATTTCCTGCTAAAACAGCAATAGTGCCAAGCATATTGGCGGCTGGCTCTTCAAAAGCTGATCTTTTTTTCCTTGTAAAATAGACGGTCCCACTAATTGCAGTAGTACCCCCAAGTCCTGTAGTTTCTAGTCCACCTGTACCCTGTGCAACTGTAATTACAGTATTAGAAGTAATTGAAGTTACTACTCCAGTATTAGAACCATGAACAATTGCATCTCCAATTCTTAATTCTGTATCAGCTAATGAACTGACTCCTGTAACTGTTGTTGAACTCGCATCGGCGGTCCATGTACCTGTAAGAGTAAGATCAGTAGAACTTGCTTGAGTAACAACACCACCATTCACCTGTGTAGAGCATCTATCTGCAATACAAACAGACATTTTCATTGAATTGCCAAGTACTCCTGGATGTTTTGCTGTAAAACTTGTTCCTGAAGTTGTTGTTGACATGTATGTATTTTCATATTCTCTATCATTACGAATTAAAATTGCAGAACCACCGGTTACTGCATTTTTTGCAGTTGTCGTATTAGCCGCTCTAACAACTCTTAATTTATTTGAATAACTTAAAAAATTTGCGGCACTCCAAAATGTTTTATATGTATTACCGTTTGGTTTCCCAAATACAGTAACCAACTCATCTTCTGAAGTAATTAAAGTTGGTTGCTCTAAAGGCCCCCATGTTAAATTACCTGCTATAGCACCATCCGAAATAGAAGGAATGGGTACTCTAGTAGTTAAATCAATTTCTGCTACAGCTACTCCTGGACTAACTTGAAAGGCCATATTGTCTCTCCTTAAAATATTTTAATAAAATTGCTCTCAATATATTTATATTTTAGCTGATTTTAGAAACGTTTTTATTTAGTGTAATATAAATAATAAGATGAAGAAGGCTATTGAAAGATTTGAAAAGAAAATTTTAAAGACACATGATTGTTGGTTCTGGACTGCAAGTAAAACAAAACAGGGTTATGGAATGTTTTCATATGATGGAAAGTCGGTTCCTGCTCATAGATTTGCATATATTGCTTATAAGGGATCCATTAAGCAAAATAAAATAGTTCATCAATCATGTAATAATACATATTGTGTAAAACCAGAACATTTATATTTAACCACAAAAAGTGAAACGAGAAACAAATTCTACGAATTAAGAATTAATCCTGAAATGATATTTAATGAATCTGTGAGATATTTGGAAAAATTAAAAAAATTGAGGCCAGATTTAAAGCATGATATAGATGAATTAATAGATCAAATAAAAGATCCTAAAAACATTTATCGCATTAATGTAGATAATCAGTAGAATACTTTGTATCTACTACCCATTTTTCACCACCCATATCAACAGTTTCTGGTTCATAAGAATTTCTGCCATCATGTATAAATCCAAAAGGAATCAATTGGGACTCTGCTTCTTCTAATTGCTCTTTAAACATTTTTTCCTCTC